GAGAAACTCTCTTACGCCCAAGGCCCACTAGAGTGTTTTACTCTCAACACAATGTTTCCAATTCTTAATCCATACGGCGCGAGCCGCATAGGCAGAACTGGAGCGGGAGATCACGTGGACGGTTGTTTGCGAATCCTTGATGAGGAATCGTGGACGCAGGGCGACCTTAGCAAAGTCGTTTCAACCCTCCGCCATGCTCGCTTACGCTTAAAAAGCACCGGCGAGCACATCGATAGGTATATCCACCGGAAGCCCAATGGGTATCTGCGGATGGAGGACCGGAAAGATCTACTGAACTGTGTTCCATATACTAAGTATAGGGGACTCAGATCTGCAGTAGAACTCTTCCTGTCTTCGAAATGCTGTGTAATCCAAAAGATCCAAAGGGTCTTTTCTTGGATAGATACAGTAATCTACCTTACCCTCCCAGAGGGGCAAACCACAGACGAGTTTAAGACCCGTTGGTGGATCTTGATAGTACACGACATTGTATCGTCTGGTACTTATCACTATGTCTGTAAGAAATGGTCGAGTTTCTCACTATATCTTACACTGCATTTCGGAGGTTCCATAGCCCCTGTAGCAAAGTGGGAACCGTGGTTTCCCAATGTCCCCCTTGGGACATGGATGACCAAGGCTCCTTCTGAGCTGACTAGAAAGGAAGCTGCAATGTGCAGACTCCTTGCCGACAAGAGAGGACTGCCTTCTGGTGACAATGTAACCAAAAGGCTCGCTCTCGAGTCACATCTAGTCGCTCTAACCAAGAAGCGAAGTGCGCTGTCTGAGCAACATAAGTATGAGCTCAGAACCTATAGTAGGATAGCAGCGAAAGAGATCAAGAAATTTGTCTCTGAGAGATGGTTCAGCTCTAAGAGCGGACACGTCTCCATTTCGAATTCTTCTTGTTTAGAGGCAACAAGGGATATGGGTGGGAAGCGGTTGTACGTACTGAATAGCCTCAAGGAATGGCTCCTTGAGGAACCTATAGTTGACCGCAGCGTCATCCTACCTACTGGCCAAGCCTTCTTAGAGAAGATTGGTCAGCCTAGGTGGAAGACTGTTCGTCCGCCAGGCTTCGCAGAAGCCGTGAATCCGTTTGACGGAATTCGGAAATCGACAGGCATATTGACTGAAGATTTCGTGGACGGTGAACAAGAAAGAGTTGGGTTTCAACTCTTCTGCTGGGCTTACAACATCCTCAATGAGGAAGGTTACTTAGATAACGAAGGAAACGCGACGGAGAAGCCAATGCCAATCCAAAGGGTCTGCATAGCAGAACCAGGCTGTAAAACCCGGGTTGCGACAAAGAGTATGGCTGCCTTTATTATATATGGGCAACCGTTCGCACATTCTATGCGCGAATTACTCGAGTCTCACCCTGCTCTAAGAGCTGGCCTTGGATCGGGTTACCAACTGTGGGAATGGACAAAGCTTTTAAAAGGCCGTCCAGTACCTAAGTTCGTAATGGTTGGCGACTTCGAAGCTGCGACTGATCATATTGATCATGAAGCAGGAAGAATCGCAATGTATGAGCTGTTAACCGAAATCGGTGGCTTAGCTGGATACGGGAAATCGTTTGTCGACCTTCTACTATCTCCTAGAGTTATAGTAGAGGCTGATGGCTCCGTTACGATCACTAATAGTGGTACGTTAATGGGAGAACCAGGATCGAAAATCGTCCTTACGTTCTTAGCATTAGTTGCTAATTGCTATGCCCGACAAACTCCAATTTCCTCGTCCCTCTTTGCTACCGCAGGGGATGATCAAATCGACGCTGATGACGATCCAACTGTACTCCTCCGCTATGCGGAGGCGTCGAAGATAACCACGATGGTTCCTTCGATGGACAAATGGATGGTCTGTGCTCACTTTGTGGTATACTGTCAACAACTTTTGAAGACTGATACCAGTGAGGACACAGCCGAAATCCCTATTCCAAAACCCCGTTTGGTTTCACCTGAAACTAAACAAGGGCGGGGAGACGATGAGATCAATCCTTCTTTCGGTAAAGCAAGGCAATTGGAGAAAGAGATCAGGTGGTCCGAATTCCCAGAGTTAAACTCGAGATTTCGGTACCTATTCCTAAGGAATATGGCTAGGTTCTTAGAGCCTACACCACAACTCTTTCTATTCACAGAATGGGGTGGGTTGGGCCTTAAAGG